AGGACCCCATCGAGTGGGTGCGGCAGAAAGAGGTGATGCGTGAAAACCAAGCAAAGGCGCAGGCTATTCAATTTGAAAAGCAGCGTCTAGCGGAAATTTCACAGCAGGAGCAAGCTCAACAGATGCAGTCATTTTTAGCGCAGCAGCGGGATGAATTGCTGAAGGTTTTGCCTGATTGGAAGGACCCAAACAAGGCAAAAAAAGAGAAGGAATTGCTCATTGACTTTGGCCAAAAGGCTGGGTTTAGCGCCGATGAACTGAAGAACATATTCGACCACCGCGTCGTTAACGTGCTGCGTAAGGCGGCACTATACGAACAGATGATGTCCAAGAGACAGAACATCAAGCCGGTGACGAACAATGGCCCACGTCCTGCCAAGCCAGGTGCAGCAGGACGTATCTCTACGACAAGTGAAGCTACTCGCGCAAAACAGCGTCTTGCAAAAACTGGTCGCATCAATGATGCTGCCTCTGCAATTGAACTTTTACTGAAGTGAGTAAATTATGACTATCGTAACTAATACCTTCACCACCTTTGACGCCAAAGGTATCCGTGAAGATTTGAGCAATGTGATTACCAATATTGCACCGGAAGAAACTCCATACATGAGCAACATTGGCCGCGAGTCGGTCAGCAATTCTCTGTTTGAGTGGCAAACCGATACGCTGGCAGCAGCCGCAGCTAACAAGCAGTTGGAGGGCGACGATGTTGCATCCTTTGACTCTGTTACCGCTACTGTTCGTCTGCAAAACTATGCTCAGATTTCGCGCAAGACTATCGTCCTGTCCGCAACTGAGGAAGTAGTTAACAAGGCCGGTCGCCGTTCTGAGTTGGCTTATCAGATCGCCAAGCGCGGTTCTGAATTGAAGCGTGACCAAGAGTTTTCCATGTTAAATGGTGCAGTCGCTGCCGCTGGTAACACTACCACAGCGCGCGGTACTGCTTCTCTTGGTGCTTTCATTAAGACTAACGTCGATATGCAGACCAATGGTGCTAGCCCTTCGTACACGACGCTGCCTAACAGCGCCCGTACTGACGGTAATGTGCGTACCTTCACCGAGACAATTTTGAAGAACGTCATCCAGCAAGTCTGGACCGCTGGCGGCACTCCAAAAATCTTGATGACTGGTCCTGTAAACAAGCAGCGCGTATCTGGTTTCTCCGGTATTGCCTCTGCACGTTACAACCTTAATGGTGGTGATCGTCCTGCAACCATCATTGGCGCTGCCGACATCTATGTCAGCGACTTTGGCCAGGTGCAAGTGGTTCCTAACCGCTTCCAGCGCGAGCGTGATGCTTGGGTGATTGATCCTGAGTACGCAAAGATGACCACCCTGCGTCCTTACCAGCAGATCGAGCTGGCTAAGACTGGTGACGCTGAAAAGCGTATGCTGATCGTAGAGTGGGGCCACAAGGTCTTGGCTGAGAATGCCCACGGCCTGGCTGCTGACCTGATTACTTCGTAATCAAGCATGGAAGGGATCAGGGAAACCTGGTCCCTTTTTTAAATGAGCGAATCAAAAATATTTGACACAAATTCAGACCTTGGAATTACTCGGACGTGGCACTACGACGCGGATACCGACAAGGCAACCATACAGACAAGTCAAGATGTAACTGCGATCATTGAAGAAAACCGCAGCATCTACAACCAGGGCGAGAAGCACGACAAATATGGCGAGTGGAGCCGCGTGGCGTCCATACCATTGAGCGTCTACTTCAATCTCAAGGCAGAGGGTAAGTTGGACGACCAAGCGTACATGAAAAGATTTTTAAATGATCCTGACAACCGTTATTTTAGAACTAGGCCAGGTGAAGTTTAATGGCCAGACCTCGCATACCAATTCATGAAAAAATTGAAAGATCAATTGTTCGCATACCTGAAAGTGGATGCTGGATATGGATGAAAAAAGTCAATCATCGTGGATATGGTATGACTTGTCTTGGTAAAGGTTCAAACTTATCTGCCCATAGAGCTTCTTATGAGTCTAAATACGGGGCCATTCCTAATGGGATGATGGCACTTCATATTTGCGACATCAGTTCTTGCGTAAACCCAGATCACATTTTTATTGGAACTCAGCAAGACAACATGACAGATAAAGTTCTTAAAAAAAGGCAAGCAAATGGTCAAAATCACGGGATGTCAAAACTTAAAGAATTTGAAGCAAAAGAGATAAAGTACAGTGAAGAAAAAACTATTAAACTTGCATTAAGGTTCAATTGTTCACCAGTAATGGTTAGACAAATACGCCAAGGAAAATACTGGAAACACATATAAAAATGACTCAGCCAAACTATGTAGCAGTCTGCACGCCAGCGCGTGATATGGTCCACACCAATTTCACCTATTGCCTGGTGAACATGGTTGCGTATCACACCATCAGCACCACCGATGCTGTGAGCCTCAAGATCATGCAGGGTACGCTGATACAAAACCAACGCGCTGACCTGGCGTTGGACGCGATGGCCGATGGCTGCACTCACATATTGTTCATTGATTCGGATATGACGTTCCCGCAGGACATGGTAGGCCGGTTGCTAAAGCATGACCTGGACATTGTGGCCACCAACTGCGCACGGCGCCGTATGCCTACCGGACCAACAGCGCAGAACTACAAGCCTGACGGTACGCGGGAGCTGGTGTACACCATGCCAGAGTCAACCGGAATTGAGGAGGTTGGCTCCATTGGCATGGGCGTGATGCTGATTAAGCGTAATGTCTTTGAAAAGCTGTCAGAGCCGTGGTTTGAGACGCCGTGGCGCCCAAAGGAGCGAGGATACATTGGTGAAGATATTTTCTTCTGCCGTAAAGCGCAGGAGGCAGGGTTTAAAATCCACATTGACCATGACGTAAGCAAAGAGATTGGTCACATTGGCACGTTTGAATTCAAGCACGACCATACATGGGTGATGCGAGAGCTTGAGGAACAGGAAAAGGCAACGTAATGGCTCTGACAACGTACACGGAGTTAAAGACATCAATCGGTGACTGGCTTAACCGCACCGATTTAACGTCTGCCATTGCTGACTTTGTCTCTCTAGCGGAGGCTCAGATTGAGCGCCAGCTACGCACCAGGCAGATGATTGTTAGGTCAAACGCAGACATTAGCACCGAGTACGCTGCACTCCCAAGCGATTTTCTAGAGACAAAGTCTTTTAAGCTGACAAGCACAAACCCTGTCACTCCGTTGGTGTTCCAGACTATTGACGCGCTAGACGATTTGGCTAGACAATATTCTGCTCCATCACGTCCTAAATACTTTGGCATTGTCGGTGGCCAGGTAAGGGTTGTTTCAACTCCTGACGCTACCTACACAACAGAGTTAATTTACTACGCTAAATTGACAAAGTTATCATCTACTGTGTCAAGTAACTGGCTTCTGGCTGCCAGCCCCGATATTTACCTTTACGGTAGCCTGATGCAGGCCGCGCCATACCTGCAAGATGATGCGAGAATACCTGTATGGTCAAGCCTGTACGACAGAGCATTGACTGATTTGCAGACTGCCGATGATCGTGGCGCTACATCAGGTGGATCAATGTCTGCTCGCGCTAGGTCCTTTGGATAATTTAGGAGTGTTTTATGCAATCTGAAAAAATTAAATTGACAGAAACATCTGATGTTTCTATCTCTAAATCTAATAATTTGACAGAAACCATTGGTGTAACTGGTAACTATAACGTCCAGTGTCTTGACTCTGACGGTCAAGTTAAGTGGACTGATACCATTGAAAATCTAGTTGTAACTGTTGGTAAAAACGATTTGCTGGACAAGTATTTTGCTGGATCTGCATATACAGCAGCCTGGTACATGGGCTTGGTAGATGGTGCATCTAGTCCTACTTATGCCGCTGGTGATACCTTAGCTTCTCACGCTGGCTGGACAGAGAGCACAGCGTACTCTGGAACTAATAGGGCTACAGTGGCCTGGAATGCAGCCTCTGCTGCATCTAAAGCATCTACTGCTACATCATTTAGCATTAACGCTACAGCGACTATTGCAGGCGCTTTGCTGACCGTTACCCAGGTGCGTGCAACAACCACAGGTGTATTGTACTCAGCTGGTTCGTTTAGCGGTGGCAACCGTTCTGTAGCCAATGGCGATACATTGAACGTTACTTACACGGCATCTGTTTAAGGAAAATATCATGGCTTTCAAGACAGGTGACTCCGTAAAAGTTAAGAACACAGATATGGTTGGCACTGTCCAAGGTGCTACTGTAGATACAGACGCACAGTTGCTGCTACGTGTTTCTTACACAGACCAAGACAATATTTCTCAAGAACGTTTCTTCAAAATAGAAGAAATAGAAGCTACATAATTTAAGGGGGTTTTATGGCTCTAGTCTTAGCCGATAGGGTTCAAGAAACAACCACAACAACCGGAACTGGCACTGTTACTTTAGCAGGCGCTGCTTCCGGTTTTCAGTCTTTTTCTGCTGTTGGAGATGGAAACTCTACCTATTACACCATCACTGGTGGAACAGAGTGGGAAGTTGGTGTTGGGACGTATACAGCTTCTGGAACAACGCTATCTAGAACTACAGTTCTTTCTTCTAGTAACTCAGGATCGCTGGTAAATTTTTCAGCAGGCACAAAAAACGTTTTTGTTACTTATCCTGCTAGTACCGCTGTACCAGAAGGCAAGGCAATAATTATTTCAATGGTTTTTGGATATTGAGGAGCAAAAATGGCAAACCCAAACCTTACTAATATAAGCTCAATAACAGGCAATACAACGTACTACACGCCAAGCGGAACTACTGCTGTAGTGTTATTAGCTAATGCGGCATCATCTGGAGTTGTCAATAAAGTTGACAATGTGATAGCGGCAAACGTGACCGGAACAACAGCTAATGCCACCGTTTCTATTTATACAAACGGCGCGGTAGCTCAAGGTTCAGCACCTTCTGGCGGCACAGCGTACCCAATTATTTACCAAGTACCTGTTCCTGCTAACTCTGCGGTTGTAGTAGTAGACAAAAGCACTGCGTTTTATTTGCAAGAAGGTACATCTATTTCGGTAACTTCTGGCACTTCAAACGCAATTACTTTTACCACTTCATACGAGGCTATTAGCTAATGTCCACTAGGTACAAAGGTTCAATCCTATCCTCTACTGCTGCTAGTTCATCTAGCACGGCAGCGTATGGTATTTGGAAACAATCTGAAGTAGCGCAACTTATTAACTCTGCTTGGGCTAATAACGATCCATATTGGACAAGTGTTTCCATGTTATTGCATGGTGATGGTATTGTTGGTTCTCAAAACAATACGTTTATTGATAGCAGCTCAAATGCTTTTACCATAACTAGAAATGGTGCAACTACACAAGGTTCAATAAATCCTTTTGGTTCAATTGCGCCATACACAGCCGCTGTTGATGGTGGTTCTTCATATTTTAGTGGTACGCCAGATTCTTTGTCTGCTCCTGCAAATGCTGCATATCAATTTGGAACTGGAGATTTCACAATTGAATTTTGGATAAATAAACCAGCAGCACAAAATGGCATTGTAATTGATGCTAGAACAACGGCTACTGCCGTACCTTGGGCTTTGGGTGTTGACGCATCTAATTTCCCATATTTTTATGATGGTACTACTCCAACATCAACAGTTGCAATAACAAATAATGTTTGGAATCATGTAGCTGTAGTTAGGACAAGCGGAACATTAAAGATTTTTGTAGGTGGAGTTCAAGGCTATAGTGCTGCACTTGCGGGTTCATTAAATGCAACTGGAACAGCAAAAATTGGTGGAATTGCGGCCTACACCATAGGCTACATTTCAAATCTACGAGTAGTAAAAGGTACAGCAGTTTATACGGCGGCATTTACACCTCCCACCGCACCATTAACCGCTATATCAGGGACATCATTATTGCTTGGGTTTACTAATGCAGGCGTTATTGACAACGCAATGCAAAATAATTTGGTAACTGTAGGCACTTCCACAATTTCTACTTTTACGTATAAATATAGCACTGGAGCAATGACGTTTAGCGGTAGTGGTGCGTGGTTAACTGCTCCAGATTCAACTGCTTTGCAATTAGGAACTGGAGATTTTACAATTGAAGGCTGGGTAGGAATTAACGCTACTGGAACGGCCTATGCAATTGTCAGTAAGGGAGCAGCTGCTACAGGATGGAGTGTCAATATTACATCAGGAAATAAACTTCAGTTTAGTTATACAGCAGCTAATTTGACAGGTGCTACATCTTTGGTGGCTGGTGCATGGTGCTATTTTGCCGTAGTGCGTTCTGGTAGCGGAACTGGCAATTTAAAGATTTACCTTAATGGCACAGCAGATGCAACAAGCGGCGGTGCGGTAACGGACAACTTTAACCAGACCAGTATTTTGTACGTTGGTGCTAGTAGAACTGGCGCTACACCATTAAATGGTTACATTGATGAATTGCGTATCACCAAGGGAGTTGCTAGATATACGGCAGACTTTACTCCTATACAGCAAGCATTTCCTAGCCAATAATTATAAAATAATGTATGTTTGGCATAGCACCATTTGGCACACCATTTAGCTCACTATCTGGTAATACCTACACAGTAAATATCACAGAGGGTGGATACGGCTCTGCATTTTATGGTTCTGGTTCCTATGGATACAACACGTTTGAAAGCGTGCTTTACGTCCCTGGAATTTCAGTATCAGTTAATGAGTCTGCAACTGCCGCTGATAGCATAACAAATACGGTAGCCTATGAAGGTTTACTTAATGAAGCGCTGTCTGCTGCTGATAGCATAGCAAATACGGCAGTTTTAAATGGCTTGCTTAGTGAAACGCTGTCTGCTACTGACAGCATAGCAAACTCTGTTTTATACAACGCCTCATTAAGTGACTCACTATCTGCGTCTGATGTTGTTTCTACTGTAGCGACGATAGTATCGCAACTGCAAGAGTCGGTAACAACTACAGAGAGCCAAACAAACACGCTAACGGCAGTCGCGGCTGCATCTGAGTCAGCTACTGCATCAGATAGCCAATTATCTAGCTTTGTAGTGGTTGCATCTGCGTCTGAGTCTGCAACATCATCAGACTTAAGCGTATCTTTACTCCAGTACAACGCACAAGTTGCTGAAACTTTATCAATTTCAGATGCTCAGTCCGTAGTCGCAGATTTTTATGTAAGTGCGTTTGATGCGCTTAGTGCAACAGATGCAATCTTTAACACTGCAATTCTTGTTTCTTTTTTACAAGAAGCAGGAGCAGCGCAAGATGGATCATTGCCTGGCCTTGCTTACATCTTAGAAGTCTACGAGTACGCATCCGCACTTGATCTGATTACGCAGCGGCTGCTGTGGGAGCCTGAGTCTGATACGGCTGAGAGCTGGTCGCCTGAGTCGGACACCAGTGCCATTTGGACAAATTCAAGCGATAATTCAAGTAACTGGACAATCATCAACGACACGCCTGATACCTGGACTCCAGTCACAGACGGGTCAACTAATTGGACGCCTATCTAGGAGTAAATCATGGCAGATACGACAACCACAAACCTACTACTCACCAAGCCAGAGGTAGGGGCCAGTACCGACACTTGGGGTACAAAGATTAATACCGACTTAGACACCATTGATGCTGCATTCAAAGGTGATGGCACAGGCACTTCAGTCGGCCTCAATGTTGGTTCTGGCAAGACGCTGGCGGTGGCAGGTACGCTGACAAGCACCGGCACTTCATCCTTCTCGGCTAACCCAACATTCTCAGGCGGCACAGCCAACGGGGTAGCCTACCTTAACGGCAGCAAGGTACTGACTACTGGTAGTGCAATACAGTTTGATGGGACAAATTTAGGGATAGGGACTAGTTCTCCTACAACCAAACTAGAAGTAAGCGGCGGGGCTGCCGCTGGTCTTATGACCGTATCAACAACAAGTGCAAGCGCTGGTTCTGCAATTAAATTAATTGGCTCAACATCGGCGTATAAGAATTGGCAAATTAGCAATAGCTACGCCGCAGTCAATGGTGCGCTTGAATTTACGCCTTCCACTGCTAACGGGGGTACTACGTTTTCAACCCCAGCAATGCTTATCGACTCCAGCGGTAACGTAGGGATAGGGACGAGTTCGCCGGGGGCAAAGCTAGATGTTATAAACAACCAAGCGGCATTGTCTTACCTTATTGATACCAACAACACAACAAATGGTGGTAGTTCTATATGGAGAATGATTACCCGTAATATTGCTAATACCGGAACAACAAGTGTTGAACTTTATAAACCAACTGGAACCGGTTTTTATTTAAACAACAATGACACTAACGCATCAAATTTTACCGCTTTGACTGTTGGCGGTTCCGAGCGTATGCGTATTGACTCCAGCGGTAACGTGCTGGTCACTAACCCTGCTGGTCTTGGCTACGGCACAGGCTCTGGTGGCACTGTTACACAGGCAACAAGCAGAACAACCGGCGTAACACTGAGCAAGCCTACTGGCGCTATTACTATGTTTTCCGCAGCGGGTTCAGTGGTGGCGGCAACATTTACAGTAACTAATACGTTGGTAGCTGCTACTGATACCATTATTTTGAATCAAAAGTCTGGTACAAACCTTTACGTTTTATTGGTGACTGCGGTTGCGGCGGGTAGTTTCAATATCACGTTTTACACAACTGGAGGCGTTGCAACTGATGCCCCCGTAATCAACTTCGCAATCATCAAAGGAGCAACAGCATGATTTATTTAGCAGCAGTGTGTCACGACATTAAATCCAATACCTTAGAAGCCACATGGCTAGAGGAAACGGAAACGGAACTCAAGCGAGTAAAGTGCCGCAACTACAGCGCAGAACAAAAGGACGAGTTCCTTGCTGATTGTGGTGCGGATGGTGAAAAATATACAACTATGGCAGGATGGTAATTATGATTGCATATAACTGGCAAATCGTTCAAACAGACTACTTGGTAGCAGACGGATTCATCACCACGGCACATTGGACTTGCAACGCTGTAGACGGTAATTACACCGCTGGTTCATACGGCACTTGTGGCTTTGCTGCTGCGACCCCTGCTATTCCCTACGCCAGCGTGACCGAGGCTGAAGTATTGGACTGGTGTTGGGCTAACGGCGTGGACAAAGACGCAACGGAAGCAAGCCTTGCTGCCAACATTGCAGCTCAAAAGGCTCCAGTGACTGCAACCGGAGTGCCCTGGTAATGAACGCTCCAGAGATTGACCCTGTACGCTATGGAGTCCTTTGGCAGAAGGTCCAGGACTACGAGCGCCGGTTTGATGAGATGAGCGCCAAGATAGACAAGATGGAAACATCTATAGAGACTTTGGTGGCTATGGCAAACCAGGGCAAGGGTGGTTTCTGGATGGGCATGGTTATTGTTTCTGCAGTTGGAAGTCTTTTAGGTTATTTTGCGCACTTACTTGGCAAGCCGTGATCCAAAATGATCGACCCTATCACCGCCTTTGCGACTGCCCAAGCCGCGATAAAGGGGGTGCAGGCTGCCATCAAGATGGGCAAGGATATCAACGCCATTGGTGGCGAGATGATGAAGTTTTTCGAGGCAAAGGACATAGTACAGAAGGAAGCGTCCAAGCCTAAGAGCAGTTTTGCTAAGTCAGATACAGCAAGAGCTTTTGAGATAGTGATGCAGGCCAAGCAGTTGGCAGATGCTGAGAGAGAGTTAAATAATTACATGGTGATGTCGGGTAATGCCGACCTTTGGCAGCAGTTGATGGTGGAGAGAAACAACATCATCCAAAAGCGCAAGGTAGAAGAAATACTGGCAGAGAATCACGCCAAGAAACGTAAGGCAGAGATAGAGGATTTATTGACCTGGCTCATTGGCGGCGCCTTGGCTCTGCTCTTATTAGGTTTATGTTTTTGGTGGACAACACTACTTTTGGAGAAATAAATGCTCACGATCCTATCTACTCTTATCTCTTTCCTGATGGGTGGACTACCCAAACTGCTAGACTTTTTCCAAGACCGAAACGATAAGAAGCATGAGCTTGCGCTGGCACAGTTACAGATTGAGCGTGAACTAGAGCTGCGTAAAGCTGGCTTTGAGGCGCAGGAACGCATAGAGCAGATACATAGCCAGCAACTAGAACTAGAGACTAGCGCCAAGGCTAATGAGAACCTGGTTAACGCGCAGGTGGCTGAGATGAGCGCCATCTATAAGCACGACGAGTCTCTGGGAGAGGGAACATCACAGTGGATAAAAGACCTGCGTGCTGGTACGCGCAGTTTCATCACTATGGGATTTTTCTTCCTGCTGTGCTTTGTTGATGTTGGTATGTTTATCTACGGGTACAACAATGGAGTTGCATTCCCTGCGCTGGCTGACAACTATGGGATAGCAATACCCAGGCGCTGTTCGCATCTATCGTAGCATTTCACTTTGGTGGCAGAGCCTTTGGAAAATGATCT